TTTGACATGGACAGGAGTAATTTACTAATGATACGAGCTAAAGAAGATCGCGTGACTGTGATCGATCTAACTGGACCACAAGGCAATGCATTTTGTCTTCTTGGTAATGCTAGGAAATTTGCACGTCAACTTAACTTAGATGGTGATGCCATCATTGAAGAGATGAAGCAAGGTAACTATGAGCATCTTGTCAGTACGTTCGACAAGTATTTTGGTGAATATGTTATTTTGGAGAGATGATGATTAGGTTCGTGATTGGGTTCTTCTTGGTTTTTGGCGCAGTTGGTGGCATGGACAATGGTAGCAATTTGCTGCTGTGTTTATTGCTCGCAATTGCAGGTTTGGCACTTATGTACTTTGGTACTAACAAAATACGTGAAAATAATCTGTAAAAAGCATGTACAAACATGCAAAAGTATGGTATAATGGATCATGATTAAGCGCAAAGTATCTCGCAAACGAAATCCTGTAGCACAGGATCTACGAACACCGAAATACCGGATGCGAGTAGTCGTGAGCAAGTTGACTTATAAACGTAAGTCAAAATTTGAGCAGTCTTTTAACATTGAAATGGAGTAATATTATGGGTCGTAAAGCACGCGTTTATCAAGCAGAATTTGTACAAAAGTTCGAAGACAAGTTCTATTCAGAATTCCCACAAGTAAAGAGCGGTGGTACATTCCTTTGGAAAGATGCAGTTAAAGTCATGCGTCAACTTGGTTTGAATCCACGTAACGGTAACGAATATCCGTTCTACTTCTTCACTAACAAGGTTTCGAAAGGTGTCTACAAAATGCCTACGAAACCGGCATTGATCGCAGGTACTCCTGCTGCAACGGCAGCGAGTATTATTAAGTCAAAACAGCCAAAGGTCACTAAGACTAAGGCAACTGTAGCGCGAGTGTCTTCTTCTAAGGCACCTAAGGTTTCTGTAGCACGGTCTACACCGAAAAGCGCAAAGTCCGATTCTGACATCGGTACAGGTGGTTTTGACGACTCAGTAAGCTATGAAGACATCAGTTCTTTGCGCTCTGAGTTTGGGCTTGGTGCATATCGCAACACACTAGACTAAGCAGCTCCTTTCCTAAAAGAAGCTTAGACTGACCACCACATTCGGGAGAATCTGGCTACATAGGTCGCCGCATAGAGTAAGCGGCTACATTCATTGAAAGGCTATATGATTAGACTTTGGTTAGTATTTTTTGTCATCTTCTTTCTGTTCTATGTAGGCATTCCTACATTCCATAAACTCACTGGTCGTGAGAAGTGGGCAGTAACGAAGTTAGCAATCTACAGTTTGGTATGTTCATTGCTTGCAGTCGGCACAATGACATTGATCGTGATTTTATTCTAAAGGATTTATATGAAGACATCTATGAAACTCTTGGCCATCGCTATGGCAGTTGCAGCATTGCCTGCTTGTACACGTATTGAGACCGGTGAGGTTGGCTTGCGTGTTGGATTTGATAAGCAAGTAAAGACAGAAGAACTTTTGCCTGGTTCGTTCAACCAAACCATCATCGGTTCGGTCATGACTTTTCCTGTTAAGGAAGTTGCAGTTAAGATTGATGACTTGACTCCATTGGCAGCAGATAACTCTACGATGAAAGACTTTGATGCTATCGTGATCTATAACATCAATCAATCTCAAGTAGCAGAGATCTATAATAGCAAGAATAAATCAGTCCACGCTAATCATAATGGTGATACACTGTTGATGTATAACTACATCTTCAACGCTGCACGTAATGCAATCTACAAATCATCACGCAAGTATGAGGCATTGAACATGGCAGATAATCGTGGACAGATGGAGCAAGAGATTAAAGAGACCATCATCAAGACACTCGCTGATGAGAAGCTAGATGGTACAATCACAATCTCTCAAGTGTTGGTTCGTAACGTCGTACCAGCAGATAGCATCGTAGCTTCAGCTAATGAGCTTGTGAAAGCAAAGAACGAGTTGAAGACTGAAGAGATTAAGGTCGCAACATCTAAGAAACGTGCTGAGTCGATGGCTGCAAACCCAACGATGATTCCATTGTTGAAAGCAGAAGCTGAAGCACAGTATCTTCGCGATATGCCAGGTGCCATCGCTAACTTCAAGGGCCAAACCTTGATTATCGGTGGATCAGCACAACCTGTCGTACCAGTGGGGGCAAAATGATTATCAGTAAAGATGCATTGAAAGAGCAACTGAAGGAAGGTGTTAAGACTATCACCTTCACTAAGGCAGATGGCACACAACGAGTATTACGTTGTACTTTACAAGAATCCGCTTTACCACCAGTTGACACCTCTAAGGTTGCTACTGCAAAGAAACAAAATGATGAAGCATTGGCTGTATGGGATTTGGATAATGCTGGTTGGCGTTCATTCCGATTCGATTCAATCATTAGTGTACAATAATATCTCGTTGTAGTATAATGATATATTAAAGAGAGGAAAGCAATGGCTACTGTAAAGATTAACGGCAAAACATTTAAACCACCTAAGAAGCGTATCACAAACTCTCTGTCACTCGATGAGAAATATACTGGCGGCGAGGTGGATTGGAATGGAGTCGTATTCAAGGACGAGAGCGATCGTCGCATACAGATGGCTAAAGCTTTCCACTTTTATAACTACTTTAGTTGGGCATCATCATTTAAAAAGGATGTAATCAAATATGCTAAAGACGACTTACACTTCGATAATATCGCCTGATTGGGCATGCACAAATACACTTGGATCTCTTCTGCGTATGCGTCACCGTGGCCTTGTTTTACGCGATGACGAGTTTCTCTTCATAAGAAAAACTATTGATAGCATGCTTCGCTTAGGTAAAGAGAAGCTTAAGCAAGATTTAGATGATGAAGTAAAAGCAGCCAAAGCACCAGTCGTAACGATCCAAGATCGCATCAAAAATAAGGTCAACGAGTCAGTATTAGGTGACCTTGAAGACATGCTTGACCAATGGATCATGGGGAAATCCCCTACGATTGATGTGTACGAAGCTATGAAAGCAGCTATTTTGCCTGCTATGGCATCTAAACATATCATAGACTGGGCTGAAAAGCATAAAGTCGAGATCCAAGGGAGTATAGATAAGATAGACGCTCAGTTAGTTGAGGGTTATTCTCATCTCCCGCTCAAGCGGAAGAAAGAATTTATAGCATGGTTCGAGGGTATCATTGCTGACGCTCAGCGTTTTGGAACTAACACCAAAACTGTCCGCAAAGCCCGCATTAAAAAACCCGTATCTGTCGAGAAGCAGATCGCGAAGGTCAAGTACTTAAAGGAGTCGCCCGAGCATAAACTAGTTTCGATCAATCCGTCTCTGATAATCGGTGCGGTGGAGTTATGGACTTACAACGTAAGATACAAAGCTCTCACTCACTACATTGCTGAGTCAGGTCTTGGGTTTGAAATCAAGGGCACTTCCCTTACTAAGTTCAACACTACACAATCCCAAACACGTACATTACGTAAGCCTGAAGAAACGTTATCAGAGGTGTTGTCGTCTTCAAAAACGAAAGCAGCCAAACTATTCGCTTCATTAACAACGAAGCCTAAAGAACCGAATGGACGGATCAACGAAGATACGATAATCTTAAAGGTAAATAAATGACGGAGATATTAGTCTCAATCACGACGTGGCTGATGGCGGTTGTAAATCCCATCCCACTAAATGAGCAAGATGTATATTGTCTAACACGTAACGCATACTACGAAGCAAAAGGCGACTCACAGATGTCACAGATCGCCGTTACACATGTTGTATTAAATCGTCTCAACGATCCGCTCTTTCCTAAGAGTGCATGTGATGTAGTATACCAAAATAATAGGAATAAAGAGAACCATAAAACAACATGTCAGTTCTCATGGACATGCGATAGGAAATTAATGGCAACATTGCCTAACCAAGAATCAGATGGTTGGCAAGAGTCATTGACTTCAGTGAAGAAAGCATTGATGATGTACTACACACAAAAGGTAGACGTCACACAAGGTGCAACATTCTATCATGCGAATTACGTCAGCCCAGGTTGGCATCGTTTGGAGAAGGTAACATCAATAGGTAGTCACATATATTATAAGGTAAAAAGCGAATGTCAGAACAACCAGAAGGAATGTTCACAAAGAAATCTTTCTCGGAGCTAGTACAGCAACGAGTTAAGAAGGATCGATCAACATACCTTGATGCAATCATCGACATCTGCAAAGAGCGTATGATTGATCCTGAAGATATAGTGAAGTTATTGAATAATCCCATCAAGGCAAAGCTTGAAGCCGAAGGGATGAATCTTGGTTATTTAAAAAAGAAGAATGAGTTACAGTTCGATTGATGGTTTCAATGCATATCAAATCTATACAGGAATAAAGCTACACTTCGACTCGAAGACGTATGACTACTTCAAGTATAATGGTAAGACTAGCGTTACACCTAAATCATTCATAGCACGCAAAGACAAGTACTTCTTTGCAAAGCTTGTGCGTAGGTATGGGGTAGCAGAGTTACCGCGATTCTATGCATGTAACTTCGCACATCATGGGACTAAATGGATTGGTGGCTTGACTGATGACCAGGCTGATGAGACGTACCAATCCTTTAAGTCATTATTAGAATCTTTCACGTATCGCTTTAAAAACGATATAGATAAGATTATATCGACGAACGACTTTAAGAGTTTGTTTGTGGTAGAGGATGGACAACATCCATTGCTCGTTAAGATGTTACTTCAAAACGAGATACCGCTCGAGACTTTCATCGTACTGAATCGATATATTGGGTTTATGCCTAAGTTCGACAAAGAGATAACAGATCCCATCGTATGGCCTGATATCTCGCTGAAGATCAGAAAGTATAATCCTTTCATCACGGTGAATAACGAAAAGATCAAGGAAGCACTAAAAGATTGTTTACAATCGAGTGTGGATGTGGTATAATAGTTATTCCATACAATGTTAAACACTGCTATATAAGGAACATATATGTCATTAGCAAACCTCAAAAAGAATCGCGCGAGCGATATCAGCAAACTCGTTGCAGCTGCAGAGAAAGTCGGCGGCGGTCAGCAACAACAATCCTTCGAAGACAACCGCATGTGGAAACCAGAGGTAGATAAAGCTGGTAACGGCTACGCTGTCATCCGTTTTCTACCGCAACCAGATGGTGAAGATTATCCATGGGCCCGATATTGGGATCACGGCTTCCAAGGTCCTGGTGGTTGGTACATCGAGAAGTCATTGACTTCGATCGGTCAAAACGATCCAGTCGGTGAGTTGAACTCCAAACTTTGGAATTCTGGTCTCGAGTCAGATAAGGATATCGCACGTAAGCAGAAGCGTCGTCTTCACTATGTGTCAAACGTACTCATCGTGTCAGATCCTGCACACCCTGAGAACGAAGGTAAGGTGTTCTTATTCCAATATGGTAAGAAGATCTATGATAAGATGATGGATGTTATGCAACCACAATTCCAAGACGAGTCACCGGTAAATCCGTTTGATTTGTGGGAAGGTGCTAACTTCAAGTTGAAGATTCGTAACGTTGAAGGTTATCGTAACTATGACAAGTCAGAGTTTGACAAGCCATCAGCAGTAGCAAACGGAGACG